ATGATGATTCCGAAGAGGAAGAAGAAGAGGAAGAACTGACCGGTGAAGAACTTGCCGAAATGGACTTCGAAGAACTTGAGGATGTCTGCGACGACAAAGACCTTGAAACTGACCCAGACGATTATGATGAAGACGACATCGAAAAACTCCGTAAAGCAATCGCCAAAGAACTCGGTCTCAAATTGCCGGCAAAGAAAGAAGCCAAAGGTAAAGGCAAGAAAGGGAAAAAGTAATCTGGTAACCGTATTCAAGATTTAAAAGAAGGTAGGGAAATTTCCCTACCTTTACTATCAACTATTAATAAACGTAGAAGTTTACTTATAATAACCATTAACTTATAAAACATTAAAAATTATGGCAACAAAGAAATCAGACTCCAAGAAGAAAGGGGATAAAGAAAAAGACCCCGAAAAAGAAGCTAAACGCAAGGCTCGTCAAGAGGCACTTAAGAATCGGCCGGCTGAACAACGCCCTAACAGCAAGCAAATCGATGTTATTGCCATTAACGACAAATCCAAGGTAATGAACTTTGGTTATGCCGTTAAGAACAAGGAAGGCTATCAGGGTGTAGTGGTTACTTCCGTATTGGTTACGGATGGCAAACCGGTATCAACTTCAGTTTCATTCGTTCCGGGAACTCTTACCGTTAAGTCTAAGAAAGGACATGGCGTTATTTGTTCTCCGAAAAACAAAAAGGCTAAGGAAGAAGAAGAAGAGGAAGAATCAGAAGATTAAACTCCTCTAACTTACTAACTACTATCCCATATGTCTGCTATATAAATTTAGAGGTTAAGTTCATATGAATAACATCTACACTTAGGACGTTGTTCAGCCAAAAGCTCATTGCCTGTGAAGGTAGTGGGCTTTAATTTTTTATACCCATGGAAGAAGAGAAATTAGCAATTCGAAAGAATATTCGAATACTTGCATTGGATAATCTAATAAATACTTATACTGATGTACTAGAAGATAAAGAATTAAACCTGGGACCAGATGAAAGGGAACTTGCCATCAATATAATAAATGAGGCAAGAGAAATGCTATCAGAAGAAACTCAGGAAGTATCTAACCAAGTAATGCAAAGACCCAAATGGAAAAAGACTTAAGATTATTAGTGGGAAACATTAATCAAACTCTCAGAGAATTAGATTATGTTTCGTACCTTAAAAAGGTAGCTCTTAGTAAGGGTAAGAAAGGCGAATACCAATCCCATAGGTTGAAGAGTAATTATCTAAAAAGAAAACTCATATCTCTTAAAGGAGCCCTGAATAAAAAACTTCATGGGACTTATATTGTTGCCCAATTTAATTTTATAAGGGGGGAACAGAAAGAAACTTTTGAACAAACTTTTACGGACTTATCTCAGAAAGAGGTAGAAGATATACTTCAACTCGAGGCAGTTTTAAAACAATGCAGTTTAGAAATCCTAGAAATTAAAGAAATCCCAACCCAAATTAGGAAGGTATAACTATGGTATTATGTAAATAGGAAATTCGATTATTCACCTAATATAAATGAAAATGGCTGAGAAAACAGAAAAGAAGAGTAAATCGGAATCCAAGACTCCGAAACTCACAAAGGCTAAGAAAGCTTTGGATGCTTACCTTAAAGAGAACAAGTTGGACCCTACTAAGGATTGGACCAAAGACAAGAAACATGGTAAAAAGGTTACCGAACTTGTAAACAAGCTCAATAAGGAAAGAGACAAAGTTGCTGCTGCCTATCCTGAAGCTGACCAAGAGAACAACAAGAAATTGGTAAAACTCCAGGAAAAAGAGAAGAAGGAAAAAGCTGAGAAGAAGGCTGCCAAAGAGAAAAAGGAAAAGAAAGGAAATGGTGGTAGAACAGCTACCAAATACGATTATCCTCTCATCGATGGCAGAGAAATGACTTCGGCTGAGAAGAAAAAATACCGTATGGAGCAAAGAAAACTTGCTTCAGGTAAGGCTCCTAAGGAGGAAAAGGAAACTAAGAAAAAGAAGGAAGAAAAGGTAAAAGAGAAACCGGCTTCCGATAAGAAAGATAAGAAGGCCAAAGACAAGAAGAAAAAGAAGGCCGCTAAAGAAGAAGATTAATAAGAGCACTTTTTACTTTTACTTATCATATTTTTGAGTATTCGTTAATAATGGTAGAAGGCCTGGCAATATAAAAATTGTTCAGGCCTTTTATTTTCTAATTAAGTCGAAAATGGAACAAGAAGTATATAAACCAAAACTTAGAATCACTACACTATCAGAGAATGGTACTCCCTTATCAGATAGGTTGGTAGATGCTTATACCGAGATGAATTCAGGTCCAAAGGTACAGCATAACGGTCCCATAAGAGTAGAAGTAACTCTTACTAATAAACAAGATATTGATAACTTCAAAGAATACTTAGATAGGTTATCTGGTACATTGCCTGCTAAGGCACCTAATGTGGGCAGAGGAAGACCTGCACGGTCTACAACTAAGGAATTGGAATCACCAAGGGAGGATATTCTTGCAGATGTAGAAAAAATGATTGAAGAGGGTAAAAGCCAACAAGATATTATTAAATATCTTAGGGAATTGGGATTTGTATTTATCCTTACTGAGGACTTTCTATTTCACTTTCCCGGATTTGAGTTCAATAAAAAAGATGTTGGAGAAGCAACGGACAATAAGCAATATCCAAATTCATTCTCTTGGATGGCAAGATGTATCAAACGGGCTAAGGACCCAAAAGCAGATAAATTTGACCCAATGGTAATCTTTGGTTTTAGCATTCTTGGGGGACCCTCGAAAAAGATTATCCCCTATCTCTATAAGGAAAGGAAGAAACCATTAAGGGCCCAAGTTGGTAAAAACGTAATCTCCTTCTCTCAGGCAGAATTCACTAAACTTCCCAAGTATATGTTAGAATCCGAAAGGATTAAGTTCTCTACTGAACAGAGACAATTGCTTCTAAGTCCCGAAAAGAAGCCTTCTAAATTCTTCCTAAGATGGGTAAACGATGCTATATTCCCAGACTCCATAAAGGAAAAGATGGAAGAAATCAAGAACCGCTAACACTTACCTCCGTATTTATTAAAAGAGTATTTTATATAAAATAATTTTAGTATATTTGCATAAAGAAAATTTAATTATGGACAAGGAAACAAAAGACATCGTAAAGCTTATTGCTGGTATTCAGATTGAATCACTCAACTCAATCAAAGAGGACGTTAAAAATGGAAATGATATTGCCCAAGACTTAATCAAAAAACTCCTTCAGATTGAGGATGACGAAATAATTCGAGCACTAGATGAGCACATTGAATTATACGTAGAAATGGAGAATACCCCTCAACTGATAAATATGCTAAGTGAATACCAAATGCTGGTATGCTCTCACATATTGTTCAGAATGGAAGATGAATGGGTACATACTAATTCTCAGGGAGTACTTGGTACTTGGGCAATATTCCAGAGGGCAAATCTCAAATTCCACCCAGAACTAACACTTTTAAAATTTTAATATAGACATGGAAAAGAACGAATACTTAGAATCAGTAGAAATGAACACCGGAGTCGAAATGATTCCTTGCGAATCCTCTAATATTGAGGGCTTTGGTTATGACTCAAAGAAAAAACAACTTTGGGTTGCTTTTAAAGGTAATCGAGTTTATCGCTATGATGATGTACCTTATGAAATCTGCAACGGTTTACATCAAGCAGAATCAAAAGGTAAATACCTTGCAAAGAACATTAAAAATAAATTCGAAACTACAGGTTATGAACTCAGAAACTAAATTCATATTGGGCCTGGTAACCCTGGGGGCAGTGATTTACTTTATTGGTGAGAATAAAACTCATCCAGTAGAAGTGAGCACTGCTCCTTCTCATTTTGAAAGTCCCATAACCAAGTTAATCTCTCTTCAAGATAGCATGGGTATTAAACCAAAAGAAGAGAAGAAGCAATGGTATAAATATAGGGTAGAAATAGAAACGATTCCAGAAAATCAAATCTATAAGATTGAGAAATCTGGATACCAGCAATATGAAGTTTCTAGATTGGGTGAAACTTATTCTTATGTAACCTACGAATTTACCTCAGACAAGGTAATGACTACTCAAGAAGCCTATGACTTCGTAAAGAAATATCCTGAAAGATGTACAAGGGTACCCAATACATCACAAGATAACATTTACGATAAATATAACGAGGATTACGAAGATTACATAAATGACCCAGAGGATGAAATTAACTATCCTCCAGAAATCTTCGACTTCCTAGCCGATTAACCCGAGCAAATAGAAAATAATTCAAATAAAATTTTTCTATTTAAAATAAAGTTCTTATATTTGTATCAGAAAAAGAAATTAATCATTTTACTAACATTTTAAATATAGACGTTATGAAAAAGAATGAATCAAAGGTTACTAACCTGGTTGCAACTAAGGTTGCCGAACAACTTGAAGGAATTAAAAATTCTAAGACTGCTAAGGCTTCTGCTCCTAAGGCCAAAAAGACTAAAAAGGAATTGGTAAAAGATGCTCAAGAAGCTGCCACTAATTTTGCCAATGCCAAATTGGTAGAACTCTCTCCTAAAACCAAAACTTCCAAAAAGGAACAGGTTGTCAAGGAAGTTAAGGAACAACAAAAACCATCCATCATCGAACAGGTAATTTCTAATCGGGAAGTTAAATACGTATACCCTGCCGATGTAGTTGATACTCTTGCTCGGAAGAAATGGAGACAACAAACTCGAAACGAACTCCATCGATTGGAACTTGCAATGGCTCGTATCAAAGATACAAACTCTAAGGAATTCAAGGCTGCGGCTAAATCCTATGAGGACTTTAAAAAGAAGGTCCTCAAACCAGAACAAGTTGCATAAACCTTTATTAACCAGGTGCCCGGGATAATTACCTGGGCATCTCAATTCATACAAAATGGATTACACTATCTTCTCTGATAAAGAGATGCTTAAGCAGGACAAAGAATTGGTAGAATTACATAAACGATGTTGTAAGTCCTATCTAATCCAACATTCACTTAAGCACTCCAAGATTAAGAAGTTCTTTATCGTTTACGATTGGTATATAAATACCGATAACGTAAGGAATTTCTTTTTCAGGCCTATAAACCTTTTCATTCAGGCATTGCTTTTAGGGCAACTTGATGAAATATCCGATTACATTAATCCTAACAAAAATGGAAAACGAAAAAAGAAACGAACCAGAAAAGTATAACGTACTTTACTGCAAAGGCAAATATCAGTATAAATCTAAATATCCCCAAATAGAAACTAAACATAAGGTTATCTATTCAGGGCCAGTAGAACCAATGGCACCCATCTGGGATAATGTATCAGATATATTAAGGAAATCTGATAGAATTTGTACTGAATCTCGAAGAGAATTAAAGAAGTTAGAGGAACGTTCACAGAATAACCTTTACTTCAAGAAAAATGGTATTACCCATATAATCGTATACAAATGTTTAGAGAAATAGTTAAAGACCTATATATAGGCAAATCTAAGTTAACCATAGAATGTAACCAAAAGGAAATACCCCAAACTACTCTGGTTCAGGATGTATTACAGAATACGGGGTTTACTGGTAATATGCCCGACTATGGTACCTATGGTAATTTCAAGGATGGAAAATTTGAGATTACTCCAATGATGCCTAAGCATTGCTTATTTATTACTGGAGTACCCAAAGGGGCAATCCTTGATAATTTCAGAGTTAGAAGAACATATTGGTCCTCTTATTATGAGGATGATGTAAGAGGGTACTTATTTCAAATTACAGATGAAAGTATACCTCGTTTAATAATCACAAACTAAATCTATATGGAAGCAATCGATTACGTAAAATTATTTAAGCTCGACCAAGAGAATTATGATTTTAAAAGGGAAGAGTTTATATCCGAATTAGGTAAAGAATTTCTAGATTATTGCCAAACTACCACAATTGGGGTAGATAAAAAGACTGGCAATATATACTACTACCGATTTAGGGAAATAGTTAAGAATTTCGAAACTAAATTCTGGGCAATCTCAGAACTTAAAATAGGGGAACCATTAACTCAGAAATTATGGAATGCCTTTTTCGCTACTCAGGTAGTTCCTTTAAGGCAAAGGTTATTCCCAAAGGTTCAGAAATTAATCGAAGAGCAAAAGGGGATAACCAATAACCGTAGTAAACAAGACAAAAAACCTACGAACCATAAAAAGGCAAACTATGGCAAGGGAAATCACAGACCTGCATGGGAATAAATTTAAGGTAGGGGATTATAAGCTTTGCCTTAATATTCCCATCACTGGGAAAGGTAATTTAGTATTCACCAGGGACCTAATCTCTGGTGAACCTTTTAATTTATCAGTAAGTAAGAAAAAATATAAGGGATATTTCTATAACCTATCTTTGAATTTGTATGTAATGTACGATTTAGAGTATGTAGGTTATGATGAAAGTTCCGATATTAGAAAATCTCATTTGTATGTCAGAAAAGGAAAATAAAATGGTAAGATTCCCAAGACCTATGGGGACTACTGCAATGGCATTAGAATATCAGAAGAACCCAAATGATGAACTTCTGATAAAGATACATAATTATATCATCAATCAATGGCTAATGGGAAATGGTGTATTATGTGGTATCACATACGACATAAATACATTCTCATATCGTATGGGTATAGATATCAATTACATACGGGTATTTATGAGAGATAGGCTATTAAGCTCTAGAATATGGGATAAAGAAAAGGCAGAAGATTTACTACAAGCATTAATGGGAGAACAACTAGCATGGGCTTTGGAAGACCGTATGGAAATAGCCCATCAGGTTAATATCCTAAGAGAATCTCAGGGAGGGAAATATGTACCGTTTATATCTGCCGAGCTGGGAAAGGCCCTTAAGTTAAAGCTTGAATCCTCTACATCATTGCAGTCTATCGTACGTAATCTCACTGGAGGAAGTACTACGAATATATTTGCTCAATTCAATCAACAGAACAACGTAACACAGCAAAATGCAATTACTGTTGAAGAGGCACGTCAAATCGTATTGGAATCACAAAGGGTATTAGATAAACCAGAAGAGGCTAAACTATTGGAGGATAGGTATGACATTAAGTCTCTACCTGAAGTAGTTGCTACTAAACAAGAAGGAGTAGATACCAGTAAAGAGGGTCTTAACCTTAATAAAGCAGAGCTAATGCAAATTACTGATGATTATAAGGGAGCTATGTCTTCATTCTCTAAAGAACATCATGAACTACGTAGAGAAATCGAAATGCGTATAGACCCAAACGAAGAAGACCCAGAGTTATACCAATATGAAGACTTTGAGGAAGAAGAGAAAGAGGACGGCTCATTTGCATCTCAATTCCTCCGAAATAGTAAGCTCCCATAGTTATATCCGGATATTGCATATTTAAAAAGAAAGAATTATATTTGCATATCAATTTTAAAATAGACAAAAATATGGAACTACCAAAGACATCTTACAAAGAGACTCGGGTTAACAAGGTTAATCAGGGTACATACTTTAAATTAAAACCAACTGATACTGCTCCAGTATGGGTAAGAGACCATTATGATAAATCATCTAAGACTTATGCTTGCCATAAGTATGATGACTCAAATCACGAAAAATTTCTCAAGGGAACAAGGAAAATATACATTGACTTTACATTTTAATCACATGAACTTATTTAAACGAAAGAGATGCTGTAGTGAACTCATTGCCCTTAAAAATGGCAACTTAATATTCAAATTGAGTAATACTCATATCAATGCTGCTTATAATACTTTACAGGCAATAATGAGGAAATCTGGTATATTCGATGAGAATCTATATTTCGATGTCTATCAGGAATATCGGAAACATTATGCTATATACGACGTAGTACCATCGTTGCTAAGGTATAAGATACCCTTGATATTTTCAGGTAGATACCCAAAGAAACTATTCGATAATCAGTTTACTTTTGAGGAATTAATACCGAATAATTGGGTATATCATAGTTTACCCGAAAATTTTAGATTACCAGAAAGCTTAGAGAAAATTCTTTTAGAAGTAAGAAAAAGGGTATCTGCTTATATAGACCAAGAAGATATATCAGACCAGGGTTATAGGGATTTGGTTCGAATGAATTTCGTAAAACAATGGGATGTATTTAGAAAGGACCCATCTCTTATAGATTGCTATATGGATGCTCAATTGGGCATGCTATGTATGTGGGCTAGAGTAGAAAATAAAACAATCGTAAAGAACATAATCGAAAGAACTCAAGATGAACTAGCTCAAGAGTTCTTATCTAAATATCAACAAAATGGAGAATAAAGAGAAATTTGCTTTCCGAAAGGTTAAAATGTCGGAAGGTGTAGAGGTAGAATTTATTAAATTACTTACCTCAGTAGAGACTAAAAGTGATGAAGATATCATCAGAGCTTTTAAAGCTCAACTATCTTCTGGAGTATTAACTTGCCATGCAGAAATGTTATTTAGAACACCAAGCCAGGTAGTATTTCAAACATCCCAGTTCAGTAAACCCTATAACTTTTATAAAAACTGGGAACTATGGGTATTCTCTAATATCCTGGGTGTATGGACTTTAAATAGGTTTAGGATATGATTACAATGAAAAACCTCCAAGTAGAGGATATAAAAGATGAATGGTTATATAATGCCTTAACACAGGGCATCAAGGAATGTATAACTGCTCCAGTCCTAACTTTGGACCCAACAAAGCCAGAACCAATTAAGAGGGCAGAAATGATACTGGAGAATTTCTCTCAGGAAGATTCTCCAGTAGTAGCTACAGTGATTGCTCCAGGCAATTTCATACAGATGATATTACCGAAACATGAGATACTTCTCTCGGTAATGTTCATCTATAAGGAAAGGAATACCTATGTACAACTTATAATACAAAAACTTGCTTATGAACGAGAAAAGACTACCACCAAGACTAATGGTTCTGCTAGTGGTACTGAAAGGTGAAAAGGTATATAAAGTACCAATTAGGTCAGAGATAGAATTAGACCATCTAAAGGATTTCAATACACTAAGAAGAATTCTTACTCCTTTAGTACAACTATATCATGGAGTAGGTTTTGATACTAGACTTACTTACGATGAATTCAGTATCTTCATTAATGACCTACAACATTTGGGATATGAACTGTTAGATGAATATTCCTCGGGTATACAAGAATTCATAGAAGCAAAACCCATTACTGAGAATGACCAAGATATTGAGAAAATACGAAAAGGGTTACTTATCTCTCTTAAATCTCAGGAGTTATCAGAGGTATTAGCTACTAAACTAAAGCAAGCCATACATGAAGTATTTGAAAACGAAAAGAAGAAAGGTGGACTAATGAACAAGGAACCCTCTTTAGAACCTATGGAGAGTTCAATTATAAGAGAGGCTCTATATTTGCTAACTCCCCAATTACCTTAATAATTGAAAGGCAGTCTAATCCACTGCCTTTCTTAGCGTATACACATCCTCAGCCTCCTTAAAAATAAAATAGATATATTTTTCTATAAAAATAAAAATGCTTATATTTGCATATCAATTTTAAAATAGACAAAAAATATGAAAACGAACTCAGTAACTTACAATCAAGCAGACGAACTAACTAAGGTAGTTCGCAATTTCTTAGAAAAGAAATCTACATTTGAACTTGACTCTGATGAACAGGGTAATCTCCTTAATCTCCTAATGGGACTCTTAATCAAACTAGAGGATGATTACAAACTCAATTGCTTGGATATTAATCAGGTACAAATTTATGATACTACCTATTATTCTTTCATTTTCGAATCCATGGTAACTGCTAATACTAATCTCTATAAGGGGCAATTAGCATCTGCTGCAGTTCAATTCATGAATGAATTTACCGATAACGATGGGAGGTTCATATCATTCAACCAACTCGATAGAAACAACTGGATTTTCCAACTTAATTTCTCAATCGCATGACAAAGTATAACGTTAGTCCATTAGTTGCTCGGGAGATAGAATTCTCCACGGGCCCTATCTTTGGTGGTAGCTGGTGCAGATACTTTATTTCAATCACCCTACATCAATGCTATATAGAAGCAACATGGAAAACCCGTCCTAAAAATGATTTAGACGGGCACAAAGAAATCTTTAACTCTTTACAGGAGTATCTAGATTGGTTTGCTAATCTTAAGAAAACTTACGGGAGGAGAATATCCCGTAAACAAATGGTATATGCTGCATACGATGAAACAACTCGTACCTTTAGTTACAAACCCTACGAGAATTGGGCTACCAGACGTTCTAAGGAGAAATTAAATAAGCCCAAGGAACCAATGCTGGCCGATGAATTATACTAATCCCTAACCAGTTAATATATCCTCAGGGAGTTCAGAAACACCAACATCTGGGCTCCCTTAATTATTGCATATTTAAAATATTATTTCTATATTTGCATAAGAGAAAAATAAATATAATTTATTAACCGACCTCGAACAGGGTCACAAAACTTATTTCTTATGACAACTATTAACGAAATCTCAAATCACATTATGAGTTACTTTGATGGAACTCTTGATGCTTTTGGTTACACTGCTCAATCAGTTAACGAAATCTCAAATCCGGATGGATCATACATGGGAACTCTTAATCTCCAATTCCGGTATCCTATAGACGATGACGAAAAGGTAGAAACCTATTGCAGGGAATCAGATGCTTTTGAACAATACGTGATAGAATTCATTAATTCTCATTGGGATGAACATCACCCATTAAAAGAACTTAACCCTAATTCTCATTACATGTCAAACTCATACGGAGATACTATCCAGGTACATTTCAATGATGAATCCCTTTTCATTATCATTACTATGACAGGGCAATATTAACAAAATCTTCTGGGAGGCACTCAAAACACCTCCCAGAACCTCCCTATTTATAAAAATAAAAGTAATTATAGAAACAAGTTTAGAAATAATTTTGTATATTTGCAGTGAGAAATATTTCTCAAATAATTTTAAATATAGACCTTATGAAAGAATTAAAAAATTTAGAGGCCATCCGGGAACTGCTTGCTTCTCATCCCATTTATACTTATGATTACAGCGATGGTCTTTATATTAACAAGGAAGCTACCAATATCCAGGTTTACTCAATCGACGACTCAGAGGATGAACTTTTTGCTGCTTATATCTCAGGATATATCATCACGTATGCTTCAGAGGAAGTTCTCTTTGAAAATCTCAGGGAAAACATTATTTCTCACATGGACTTAACAAAGGGTGCCGATGACCAATATTATGATGATTCACCCTCACAGGTAGAGGCTATCCTATTCGGAGTTCTTCAATTAATCCCTGAACATCAGGATTATATCATAACCGGACTCAAAAAACATCTCCGGGAATTTATCCAAGACGATGAACAAGATGAGGACATGATATCCCAATATACCAATATCTACAATGCTATCGAAAAATGGGAATCAGACCACCACAGGGTAACAGAAATCTTCCAACAACTTGCAGTATTAGAATTATTTAACCAACTAAATAAATAATCACTATGGTAAACTTATATAAATTACTCAACGTACTGGAACAGGGCATGTCTCTGTTCCAACTTAATAAATGGAAAACCGAAGGCATCTGGTATCCAATCACCCAATACAAAAAGGAATCAGATGAAATACAGGTAGTAACTAACCTATTTGTTGCTGACCAGGAACAGTACCATATCCAACTATCTGGGAATTATCCAGAAGAATCTGAAGACTGGAACAAGTTTCTAGAGGAAAACCAATGGAAAATCTATCCCTTACTTGCAAATATAATGCAAGTCTTCTTGCCCACAGGGAACTACCAATTATTCTATACTCGATATCCACAGGGATTCATATCCATAATCGCTAAGCCCCATGATAAGTAAAGAACTCAAATCACAATTAAGTATTCTTAAGGAAACTAACCCAGAATATATTCAAACCCTAAAGGATGCCGTAACGGCATCCTATAAGGCAGAACTTCAGGCAATCAAACCCAGTTCTACCGAAGAAGAGGAACAACTCAATATCGAACTCAAGGACATAGTATTAAAAATACTATTTGGGCCTTTCTATAACTATTTTGTATCAGAATACGTAGTATCAGATACTATATGGGAAGAACAGGATAAACTAATCGAGGACTTATATTATTACTTCAAATCATGACACCGTATATTCAACAACAACTTAAAAAGCTATGTGATAATCCAAATTGGTATGACGATATGCTCATCTTATGGGATAAAAACCCAAGAAATCAAAGGGAAGCTATTTATAACTACCTTTCTCATGTACAACTAAATGGGTTACTAGAAAACACTCAGATAGTTTTTACATTCATAGATGGCTACATGAAACCAGCTTTCTATTTCGAAATTCCCAGAGATACCAATCGATATCTTATACTGGGAATCCTCGATGAAGCAGGTTATCCTCATTGCTGCCTATTAGGCCAACCAAAACAAATGTTTAACCCTCAACTCAATTAACATCATGAAACCAACAATAACAGTAAACCAATACCCAATCGGATGGGAATGGTTAGACAGAGTACCTCTAGAGGACTTTAACTGGCTAATCGAAATATTCTCTACCATGACCGATAATACTGATACTTATGACTTTGTAGGATATACAGATTCAGAAACCTTACCAGGACATCTGAAGAGGGTATGCTCAGTAGACAAGATATCCTTAGCTAACTTCCTAAACGAGGACCAAGGCTATGAATCAGGTATATCCATGTACGGTCACTACATAGCATGTAAATGCTTAGACATATCCTCAGAAAGGGAATACATTAATCAGTATACCGATATAAGAATCCTAACCAATGAAATAAAACCATGCTAACAAAAGGGAAATTCCTGGTATCTTTCGAGGTACCAGGTCACACTAAAGAATACACAGAGGGATTCACAGAGGAAATGGTAATCCCATACAGAACTGAGGAACTTAACCCATACCTAAGGTACCCCAACCAAGAGATAAACAACAACCACCTCCACTCCGAACACATCAGATTACAGATAAGAGAAATATTACAAATCCCACTAAGCGATATAACCATAATCGATATAATATCACTACCATGAATATCATCTATCACATAATCCGAATAATCCTATCCGTAGTCACCATCCTAACCCTCATACGCAATGAGAAAATATACCAAGCCTACAAGTACACCCACCCAACAAACAAATTAAGGTATATAATATCACAAACCCTAATACTAATCCTATACACCTCATCACTAATCTTAGTATCCTACACATATAGGATTATACTAACCCACCTATAACCCAATACTCCCCTACCCAACACAAAAATATAAAAGAAAACCTTAATAGTGCTAACTAAGCTACCATCCTAACTAAGGTACATATAATAAAATACCTAATACACATATACCCCTTATTATACTACATACATGATCAATATACCATAATACATATATCAAGGTACCGCCGGGGGTTTTGGGGATTTAGGCAAACAAGGCAAGTGATAACCCTCTACTATACAAAGCCACTCAACTCACTATATAGCCACTATACCATATAGCTCTACTACACACTTTAAAGGCAAACTCAAAAAGGCCTAAAAAGGCAAATAAATCCGACCATTAATGGCCTCTAAATCCGATTGCCTTGAGTACCCTTTATATGTATTATATTATAGATTGCATTCAAGGTAATTCGAAGGTAGGGGATTATATAATACAGGTATGTTATGTAGCTTCTATGTATGTAGGTAGTATAGCTTTAGTACATCGTCGATTAATGGCCATCACAATTTACCTTGATTACCTTCACCAAGTTATTATATTAGGTATTATATAATAAGTATTGGGTTGGGGATTAGGTAAATAGGGTATTAGGTTTTAAGGCTAAATGGTTTATAGGATTTAAGGCCTTCATGGGGCATATTTAGGTAATATTCCTAGTAAGTATGTAATTTATTTGCTTAGTATTTATATTAGCATTATTTGTAAAGCTCTAGGACAATTTTGTGATTTAGGTACCCCTAAATTACCAAGAACCATTAGGTATTATATAATATAGGTTATAGGTAGGGAAGGTAAATGGCAATCTCCATTCATGGCCTCGGGGGATTTAGAGGGATAAAGGCAATTTAACCTTCAAGGCTATTAAGGACCTCACAAGGCAATTAAGGATATTGCATATATAATATATTATATTTATATTTGCATCAGATAAATAAAGTATTAATAATTAAAAACCCATTACCTATGAACACAGAAGAATTATCAAACCGATTAACACAAATCGTACAGGGCATTACTAATACTCACCCTATTAGGATTAAGGCTACTATCGAAGTTTTCCTTGAAGAATTTGATCCAAGCCAGAACTATCTTCTCTCTATTTCAGATATAGAAGGCTATGAGACCCAATTTATCGAATTTGAGATTTGGGACGAAAAGGATGGCCCTATACCTGGTATCAAACTTTTCAAGGATCTCAACATTTACCTTGAACGAGAATATTGCGAATACTAACCAATTAACCCAGAGAGCCTAACTAAGGTACCTGGGTTTTTACTTACGCTAACTTAGTAAGCCATTATAGGCTATCCTAATCTCTATAGGCTTACCATAGTCCCTATATGGCCTTATTGAATTAGGACCTAATAGGTTTATAGAGGGCAATAATAGGGGTATAGCTAATCGGCTTTAATTCTTTATCACCTTAGTCGATTAATGGCCTTCAATATACAGGTATATAATACACTCTCAAGAGGACAGGCATAGGCCATATAGGAATATCCATATACATATCATATATGCCCACTACAAGGCGTGTGAAGATTACCCTTGTGAACCCCCAAAATTAAGTGCAAATATTAAGTGCACAATATTTTCTATTTTATGAATTTTTCACAAAAATAATTTTGAAAATAAAAATATTCATTTTCTCAAAAAATTTTCTTGAAAATGTTTGTAGATTAAAATAAAGCTCGTATCTTTGCAATGTGAGAAAAACAAAGCGATATTTGAAAGATTTTATTTAAAACTTTTTAAGAAAATAATTTTCTAAAAATTTTGTAGATTAAAAAATAGTTCTCTTATATTTGCAATACAGAAATGAAATAAATACTACCTTATTAGAATAGTTTAAAAAGTCTTGAAAGTCTATTTGAAAAGGTAATAAAAATAATAAATAATAAAACTTTCAAGCAATTTAATTATGAAAAAGCAAATTAATAACGTGAATGTAGAAAAAGCAAGTGCAAACGCAAAAGCAAATAATTTAATTGCTTTAGACGTATTGAAAAGCGTAAAAGAAAAAAATGCAGGACTTTTCAAAACCTCTTTAGGGACAAAAACAGAAATTTACAAAAAAGAACTTTTTGAGGGTGCAAACGAAAAACAAATTAAATCGTTACGCAAAAAGTTTAGAAACGTAACTTTCAATTTTCTTTCAACGATTGCAACAAATGCAGATAAAAAACTAATTGATGGCTTTATAGACTTTTATAAACAAGTCTATGTTTTAAACGATTTTTCTTTTTCTTCGATTGCAAGCGAAAACACTAAAGAAGAAAAGAAAGAGATATTAATAAAAGGTCTCGAAATCGTGAAAAAATCAATGAAATAAAAACAAATCAGAGTAGGGAAATATTTCCCTACTCACTTAAAAATAAAAGTTATGATATTAAATATATTTTTATTTGTTGGTGTAACTTATTTAACAATTCAATGCTATAAAGATTTAAAAGAAATTTTGAAAGACGATAAAGAAACATTTAAAGATTGAAAGAAAGCAAAGGGACAAACATTTTTATTTGTCCCTTACTTTTTATTTTCAAATGTTAAATTTAACGGAACCGTAGTCCGTTTTTAGTACCAGGAAATTTTAGGCTTTCGCTATAAGAGGTACCTTGAAGGCAAATACTCATTTTAGTACCACAACTTTCGAAGCCTTCGCATTAAGGGCATGCCCAGATATCCCACACCACACATGCCCACATAACACACAGAGAAACCAGAGAATAAAACATCCCTGGCTCTCATCCACCTTATCCCTCTGGTAGATTACAATATCAAAGTTCTTTCTATAAACCAAACTTAAAAGAATATGGAAATAATAAACTTTAGATCAGTGGAGAGATCCACCCAAGATGTATCTGTTACCATCAATAGTGGTAACTCTGAGAGATGGAATATCCAATCCCAGAAAACTAAATATGTAAATGGCAAATCGTCCGGAGTTATTGGGATTGGATATACTGCTAGCATCAATAACTCTGACTATCTTTTAGAAGAAGACAAGAGTAACAATCAGATTCAGATTACTGCACAAAATGACGGTACTTCTGGGCTTTGTATACTTACACAAAATGAATCTGGTAATAAGATAAATCTACACCTTACTACTCCTGAAGAAAAAGAATATTGGGAAATACGCTTTAATCCTATAACCATCAGTGGAGTAGACACAAGTGCTTTTTTTGCTGTAGATACCAATATTAGTGGCGAAGGTGGATCTATGGCTGAGAGTACCCTAAATAAGAATTGGATAGTAAATCAAAATAGACATACGATTAATGTCTACATATCTAATATGTACCCGGGAAATTTCGACATGTTGTCTTGGTCCTGCCTTGATAAGAATGGTAATGCCTTTAGCCCTAACTACGATTTACCAAGTAATTCATACTTTACAATAAAAACAACTGGATTGGGTTCCTATACTCTTACAAAAGTTTCAACTCCCTCTGTTAGTAGTGGTACTCTTATACTCTCCAGTAGGTTTAACCCCACTAAAAAATATCCATTAGATTTGAACTTTTATTGGGGAGCTCCAACCTAAGACTTATATTGAGATTAAGATAATATCCCAATTATAAAAGCAATTACCCAGAATATAAGAGCCAGTGTATATGCAACAGAATACCTATGCCAGGGATACCAGCAGGTAATATAAGAATCTGCTTTTAGTATTTCTGGATGTTCTTCTTCGTATTTTTTATCCTCTTCTCTAGCATTATATTTAGCCAAGATGAAGAAAGGTAAGAATACGAAGAAGATTATTAAAGCAACTGGGAATAAGAGTAGGAGAATTATCTCCCACCCTTGCATTGATGTCCCAGCATAATTACCATCTCTGTCAAAAAAGTATCTCATAGTAATTTGTATTTTATGTATCTGATTAATAGATAAATCGGAAATAGAGGTAATACTATCCATACCGAGATGAATAAAACGAGAGAGTGTATTTTGTGAGTATAGGGTAAATAATCCAAGCAAGCCCTTACAAAAAATACCGTGAATGGCAAACATACCAAGTAAATTATCGCTAATACTGTAGTCATTGTTCTTTGAGGTATTTGTTAATAATCTTGGTAAGCTTCTTATCAAATTCAATCATCATATCGAAAGCTTTCGAATCTTTCATACTTTTCATTTCCTTGTCAAGGAACTCTATGTTTCTCTTAATCGAGAAATAAGCCTTATATGCAAGGTAGGCTTTCTCATGTTCTTCTGTGAGAGGAAGAACATCTCCTTTTTGCCCATCCAACCTTGGATATATATTATCAGGACCGAGAGTTCTTGCAACTTTTACCCGGTTACTGAGCATTGCAAATCCACCTTTCTTATCGATGGATTCTACTGTTACTTTCTCTGTGATGGGTCTTCCTGATAATACGAAGATAACTTCATCACCTTCTTTGAGCTTTTTAGCTTCTTTCTTTTCTTTTTTCATATCTATTTTATTTAGAAATTTTCTTTATGCAAATATACGAAATTATTCTTTATTTATTGCATTATCTATTTTATTTTTTATAAATTCATAGGCATTGCCCCGGTAATCCTCTAGCATTTTGTATTCCTGTGGAGATAGAATTACTCCGTTTACTTTAAAAGCATCTCTTAGATGCTCCGGTATAGTGCCCTGGTGAGTGATGTTATTATAACGGATGATGAAAAGTTTCTCTTTATCTTCATCTATAACACCAAGAGTGTTGACTGGTTGGAGTTTAGTTTGGTAAATTCCCCCAAAAGCAGAAGGTACCATTAAAATACTTCCCGGTATTCTAGTTATCCAATGGGAATAATCGGGAGTAATTACGGCAATTTTCTTCTCTTTTTCAAGTTCTTTATCATAAGCTAATCGATTAAACCAAAAAGCACATTTAAAACAAACTTGTTTTCTTGCCATAAGTTGAGGGATTTCCCGAGTTTCATCAAATTCCTCTAAATTAATGGGCTTGCCACATATCTGGCACTCATTTTTCTTGTCCATATTGCATTATTTTATAAGTTATATATGATAATAGAACCTCGAAACATCCTAAAAATGGGTTATAAGCAATACTTTTGTTACTAAAATTGAACCATTAAAACTGATAAGTTATGGATAAACTAACAAATGAAATGATTAAAGACCTTGCTATTCGCTTAGGTCTAGAACCTGCTCTATTGAAAGCTGTTCAATTGGTAGAAGCAGCAGGTAGAGATGGGTTTTTAGCTGATGGTAGGCCTCAAATCCTCTTTGAGGGTCACATTATGTACAAAGAAGTACATAAGAAATTCCCTGACAGAGATTTAGCTTACCTTTGTAAGAGATATTCTACGATTTTCTTCCCTAAATGGGATAAATCGAAGTATTTGGGAGGTGTACACGAGTATAAGAGACTCGAATTAGCCAAAGAAATTGACGAAGAATGTGCATTGAAGTCTGCAAGTTGGGGAATGTTCCAGATTATGGGTTTTAACCACCATCTTTGTGGGTGTAAAGATGTCTTCGAATTTGTTCACAAGGTGTCAGAATCTCATGCGAATCAACTAGAATTAATGTATCACTTCATGTATAATTCTGGTTGTTTGAAAGAACTCAAAGCAAAAGACTGGGCTGGCTTTGCCAGAAAATACAATGGTCCCGGGTATGCCCAGAATGCCTACGACCAAAAACTAAGAAATGCTTACGAAAACTTCAAAGATAAATTATGAAAAGATGTCATTTTAACAGCTGGGTAGCAAAAGTATTTCTTTTCCCCAGTTACAAAGCAATTACTCTGGTGTATAACTCATTCTTCAAACAAAAAGTAGAAGAGTGTAAACCCGATGATATCAATCATGAGTGTATTCATCAGGTAC